GTCCCAACACTCGTTCCATCAACCTGTATCTGGACATCACAAGTGCCGCTCACTGTTTTTAAGTATATCGAGTCAATCCTTGCGGCCTCTTTGAAAATTCGTTTAATGTTGAATGCTATTGGACTGGCTATTTGTCCGACGTTTATAAAGTCAAAACTATCCAAGTTCATTACAGTTGGAAGCTGTGATGCTGGAAGCCTGCCATTGGCATCCAAGCTTGCCACCCCGGACGCGGCTCCGACAGTTGACAGTAAAACGAAAGCCGAGGTGTCTACATTCTTAAATTCCAGTGCCGTACCAGAAGAGTTAATATGCAGGACCTTGTTGGCGTCCGTTGAGACAAAGTCAGGTATTGTTGTTGTAGCAGCGAAGTTCAGCCACTGGATGCCGTCATAAAATTTAGGAGTGTTTGGATTTGTCGAGGTATCAATCCAGATATTGCCCGCAACCGCATTACCCGCTCCAGTTGGAGCCGTGGCAGAAACAAATACCTTGCCCCGATCTGATGTAAGCGTTGCAAGGCCGTTGACTCTGTCTTGTGGAATCTCGCCAGCCGTAACAGCGAGTTTTGCATATGGAATAAAACCGTTAGCGTCTGTGTAGCCGTCGCGTGTCATAAGACCGCTGATGCTTTTGACTGCCGTGTTTTCAACAGTGATAACAGAGACTAGATCTGTGGAAGATAAAGCCGTATTAAATGTGACGGTGTTCTGTGCAGAAGATGAAGTATAGTCGTTTGCTCCTCCGGGGTTTTGAAATAAACCATTTCTGAAGACTAGGATATTTTCGTCGGCAGTATGGGTAAACGGGAACACTGCCTGATTGCTTGTGGCTTGCTGATCGGACCGACGATAGTTTGAGACTGATTGCGCTCTTATTTTAACAATGTAAACAACATGACCAGCCGTGACACCACTCGATAAAGTTATCGTGTTGTTGGCTGTCGAGATAGTTACGTTTGCCGCAGCTTGAAGTACACCGTTGATGAAAACCATGACATCATCACCAGTATCTATCTCGTAGTTAAATACGGTTTGGCCCGATGTTGCTGTGTAAGATGTGCCCTGCGAAAATAATGGTCCTTCGATTGTGCCAAGATCAGCCCCTGGCGCACCGGATATTGCTGATGCGGGCGCGATGGTAATCCAGCCGCTAGTCGCATCTGTATAGCTTCCCACTCTATACTGTAGATTTGTTGAGCCGTCTAACCTCATCTCAACTGGAGACTTGAGTGTTCCTGTTTCATCAAAGAGAACAGACATCAACTCGCCAAGCGTATAGTCGCCTTTCTCTCCGCTCACCAAGTACCGGATGACGCTGGAAAACTCATCGTCAATATTACCGCTTGATCTGTAATTGCCAGGATGGATCTGTTGGATACGTGCCATTGCTTATGCCTTTTTCAATTCGATTGCAAAGCCCAATAATTCTACATCCCCCATGTCAAGGCTTTCGAAACGAAGCTGTACGCCTCTATACCGAAGCTGGAAGGGAATTCTAAACTGTAAATCTAAGCTATCATTAGGGAATTTATCGGGGTTGTCGTCCCGTCTTTCGATGGCAATCTCTTCAACGAGAAGCTCATCTCCCTGTTCATCAAAAGCTGTGACTCTTATTAATCCACTACCCGCAGCTTGTACGACTAAAGCAGTTGCTTCCTTCTGTTCATCGATAGAACCATGCCATAAGATTGGAGTGTCAATCTGCATTTTGGGCCGGATGAAGTCATCAGTAATGTCGTCCTTTGGTTGCAAGACAACCGTTTCATCCAGTCGGCTGTATATGGTTCCTCTTGTTCCAAAAGTCATGGACCCAGCGAGAAATGCGGCACATCTGCTTGACCCGACATCAGACGTTGCCCAGCTAAGACTTTCGTATCCCCTTCTAAATTCCGCAACTAATTGCTTGTGCATTCCGGTTGCCATTGGAAAAAATATATGAAGTCGTCCAAGGTCCTGATCATAGGTGGCTGTAACAAATCGAGGTCCAACGCACTCCTTCAGCAACTCTTTGTATATGGACTCGACATCATAGGAGAGGGTTCTGCTATCAATAGTTAGGCCATTTTCCGCAGATCGGATTAGCGAGTGTACGCCATGTCGAGAGCAAAAGATGACATCACTTCCAACCTGTACAATGCCATTGTGCGAGATGGCCCCAAGCTGTACGTTGGCCCTGTTGTCAATTTCCTTTGCTGTATAATCAGGATCAACCTTGTAAACGATGGTTTGGTCGTTTGTAAAAATAGCTAGGCGATTTGATTCAAATCTAGCTAAACCAGTTATTTCATCAGCGGAGCCTAACACGTTTGCCAAATCAAGAAAGTCGGCCCTGGTCACCTCAGACTGGGCTTTTGTTTCTTCATTGATAAAAATCTCATCATCTGGGAAATCTTCAAATACACGGCTGATGCTGATTTCTTTAGGTCTGTCTGTGCGGCCAGCTGCATATATCCGGCCTTGGATACCAACTGCGAATCCCGGCCTGATGGATGCCGTGCTTTTTTGAAAGGTCAGGCCGTCCGTTTTGATCATGGGAAAGCCGGGAGACATAAAGTAAAGCTTGTTCGCAAAGCTCATCGATGTGACAGGAACATCTGTCTGGAAAGCGTCTGGAAAGTTTGCACCGCGCTCACTCTGTAGACTTATCGTTTTTCCATCCTGTATTGCAAACGCCAGACCGCTGCGATCAAAAAAGTCTTGATGCACAACTTCGCCAACCGCCCACTTGTATCTAGCCAGTAAACCAACATCTCTTTTTAATGTTCCCGTCCAATGAGCATGAGCGTTGTTAAGGTTGAATAGAGGCTGTTTCTCTCCATCATCCATACCAATAAGCGGTCGTGATCTATCCAGTCCTTTAAAGGCATAATAAGCCGACAAGCGGCTTGGAATAAGGGCTGGACTTTTACTCTTCATTATAGAGCCAAGGCTGCATTATTGCCGTTCATGTCTCGCATAGGATCTGTGTTTTCGACGCTTGTCATCTCATGCCGTACACCGCCTTTGTACTTTCTGCTGTATAGTATGCCGTTGAGGTGCCGTGCGAATTCCAGTCTGGCATTTGGATACTTCTCACTGGCCTGTTGTTCTGCATACAACGCGAGTAGGCCCCGCACCATAATTGCATCTTCGATTTCTCTGAAGTCAGTCTGTGAGTTGTAATACTGAATAGTAGTACCAGAATAGTACGGATGCGAATTGATCATTTCTACGACTTCATTCGCAAGTTCGATGAACATCAGAACGACATCCCCGGTCACCCGGCGACTGCTGAAGTCTCCATATCGTCGGAGTGCGATGGCAACCAAGTTTTCAAGAGGGGCATGTTTGCTCCCTCTAAAAACATGCGGAGCTAACCGTGTGCTCTCTGGGGCTTCCCGCGTTCCAATTACTGGATGTTCTACCTTTTTCGCTGCAACCGCCATTAGGCTTCAACCAGTCTACCAGTAGTGACATGAAAGTGTTTGCGTACTCTTTCTGCGTCTTCTGTGGGCACAGCAAATAAAAGATGCCCGGCATTGTTTCTTACACCTCGTATTCTATAGTCTGCGTCGATTATTAGCTCAAATCGCGGGACATCAGGGTCTAGGCAAACGAAGACAACTTCTTTTTTTGCAATTGATACGTTTTCTGCTTTTGCTTTTTTAGCTGCCGTTTTCTTTGCTTTTACCGGGATTTCAACGTCCATATTATCCATGAAAGGCTCCTTTATTGTGAAGCTTAGTTCTGGATCAAATTAAGCGTTTTGTCGTCCCGTTATTTTTTACTGGAGAAAAGTCAAATATGACCATCCTCCGCTGGAGGTTCGATGACTTTTTCCAGCTTTAAAAACTCTATGCGTTTATTCGGAACGTACCGCCATGTTACACCTCTGCCATTTGAAATCTGAAACGTCGTTTTGAAGATCCCGATTTTTATTATTGTCGCTTTATCGCCATCAATATAGACGGTGCAGCCTTCTTCTATAGCTGTGTCTGCCCTAAAAGTTAGACCTTTTATAAGGGCGTCGAGCGCATCCTTGGCCCATAACCCAATACCTATAGATAAGGTCAAAGCTAGAAGGGGAGCGATAAGTTCGACTAAGTCTATACTAATCTGATTTAAGTTTGCTATTTCCATCGCCATGCTCTAATTCGGGAAGAACCATCCCAGCTGCACCAAATGCAACCACACACAAAAACCGCTCCTGGTATTGATTGAGTGCCGTCCAAGTTTTGGTGAGGGGGTTTTGGGTAATTAAGACCATTTCCCTTCGGTTGTTTGTTCCCTTAAAAACAACTACTTCTCTGAACTGATTTCGCACAATGTCAATCATCCTTGGAATAGGAATACACTGACCATTACTCACTCCGGGGGCCTTTGTCTCACCCCGCACCTCAGTGCAGAGAGCAAAGAGACTATATAAAAGTGCCAAAGTAGAAATGACAAAAATTATAAAGGTCCCTTTGATTGGGTCACTTTTCATTTCCCGCGCAGTCTTATGTATAGAATACCCACCATTAATCTTCCTCCTGTTTGTGGCAGTCGCAGTTGCAGACACCGTTTTCGTGACACCCGCATTCTACGCAGCTGTCACAGGAGCAATCCTTTTCTTCAGTCATCGCCACTCCTAAAAAATACTTGCTGAGAATCTTTTTCTCTTCGGGACGCCAAGAATATCGGGGTACATCTGTTCGCGTTCCTTTTCGGCAACCCTATGGTCTGCATACCCCTCAATCTTTCCAGCCTTTATGTCATCCCTAAACTTTTCAAACATCGCTGGACCATCCATAATCTTTCCACTCTCAGGATCGTAGCTGGGAAGCAAATATTCTAACCTCCCCCTTCCATCGTCCATGTCTATGCCAATGCCCTTAATGTGCATCGTTACATATTTTCCATCCATAAGGCCGTGCCTTTTGGTTTTCACAACATCGTCGTGATAGTTTTGCAGATAGGTTTTGTTCTTGCGGTTGTATGGAGAAGCAACAACCTTGTCTGCAAAGTTACCCATTCATTGCTTTCTTTGCAGCCGCTTTCCCCTTTGGGGTATACGGGTATTTTTTTCCAGAAACGTATGGCAATTCAAATCTCCTTGTCTGCTGGTTACCTGATGGACTCTCTTTGTTTTCGTATCTTTCTGAGGAGTTTGGCAAACGGATCACCCGCTACGCCTTTCTCTACCCCGCTGATGGTTCTGCCAGTTTTTTTATCGTCAATATAGTTGCCTACTTCTTTCGCCCATTTTTGTAAGCCAGTTGGCCCACTCAAAGTTTTATGGAGTGCCTTTGCCTTACCGATGATTACCTTTTTGCCTGGTATGCCCTTCATTGTCTCCGGGCTCTTTTT